TTAGGCTAAACGGAACGAGCCATAGAATCGCGACAAGTCCTGCATGGCATGGTTGAAGATTTCCTTCTGCTCAGCATTCAGGGTATAGACCCTTCCACGCACCTTAGTCCCGTTGATGCGCTGCGACAGCCATGCCTGGCTCTTGCCATAATACTTTCGTGCAATGTAGGAGATAGGCAGCAGGCGGTAGTCTTCATCGGCAATCTGGTGACGGATGTCGTCAATCTCTGCCTGAATGCCTGCCAAGCCATTGTCCAGGAACTCATCCATCAAGGCATCGTTCTCCGGGGTGCTGTTCTCCTTGAACCAGGTTGCAATCTCCTCTCTGCGCTGCTCGCTCTGGGCATCCATCTTTCCCATTAAAGCAGCCAGTTCCTTGATAAGTTTTTTTGCATCTTCCATAGTTTTCCTGTTTTGTGCCCTCCCCGTTGTGGGGAGGGCTTGTTTCTTATTTGTTCCTTTGTTTGTAGAGTTTGTGAAGTTCCTCGAGCATCTTGTCAATGTTTTCATTTCGTTTCTTGGTCTTGTGTCCGCTCTTCTCCGTTATCTCGAAGTACTGCTTCAGCAATGCCTCCAGAAACTTGATTCTCATTTCTACGATTTCATCCATTTGTCTTGCCGTTTAGTTGTTAATAATGTTTCTTATCTCTTATCACACTACAAAGGTACATAATATTTCTATTATGACCAAATAAATACATAATTATTTTATTATAAATAGAAAGAAAAAGCCGGCAGATGCAGCAAGCATCCGCCGGACAGCGAAAGGATGGGATTAAGGTAGTAGCGTCAGCCTGAGGAACTGAAGTAAGAGGTAACCCCCGTATCAGCCTGCAGGGCATAGGTCGGAATGAACTTCTCCACACCGATGCACAGTGTGTCGAAGGCATCCGAGCCGTCGGTGCGGGCCTCCAGGCGGTCTTCCTCCGTCTCGGCCAGCTTCTCCCCACGCTTGTCCTTGTGTTCGTTGTAGATGGCAGCCGTCGTGATGGAGAGGAGTAGGTCAACATTGTTGTCGCGGTTGATGAATACCTTGTGCGAGGCCTTGCCCACCAGCATGCGGTTGATGAGGTGGTACTTATCGACATGGTGCATGGGATTGCCGATATACACCTGTTCCACCACCCACCCGGCCGACTGCAGCAGGTTGGTGATGAGAATATAGAAGTCCTCGTTCTGGTTGGCCCCATAGCCCTGCCCCTTAAAGGTAGAGTCGAAAACGAAGTACACCAGTCTTTGTTTGTGCCAGGCATAATATGCATTGAACAGAGCTACGACGGCATCGATGGTGTCGTACTTTACATAGAATGACTTTAGCACATAGAGTTTGCCATCCAGCCCCACCTGGCCCACTACCAGCCAGTTGATGTTGGTGTTGGCATCGAAGGCTATTACCAGGGGCGCGTTGGGGGCGCAGTCGGCATCCAGGCGACAGTCATCCTTCAGGCTGCCCACAGCCTCGAGAAAGAGCTTTGAAGTGTTAGGGGCCGTGTAATAGTTGACGTCCTCGCGTAAGGATCCGTAAAAACCGTCTCGGGCTATGCCGATGTGCTTGCACATGATGGAGGTGGCAAACGTCAGTGCCGGAAGGTCGCGTTTCATGCGCCGGATGAAGTCCTCACCCAGTATGGCGAGGTTGTATAAGGATGAATAGCGGCAGTACAGGAGGCAGTTCTTGCGCAGAATGAACAAGTCTCGTTCTATCTTCCGGATTTCCCCCTCGTAGTATTTGGTGCGCTCCGGATGTACTTTCATGCGCTGCCGGTATTGCCACTTCAGGTACACCAGGCCCTCGATGACCTTCACCAGCTGCTTGTCCATCCTCTGCTCATAGTTCAAGAACCAGGAGCCTTTCTTCGTCGTAGGTGTATCGCAGGTGATGGTCAGGCCGTGGTGGAGGTGGCATTTGCGGAAATACATCTCATTGCCACGATTCGTCTGGAAAGTCTCGTTCTTCAGTTTCTCATAGTCCACGAACTTGGCTTCGTCGATGAGGATGTGGTCGAGCGACAGACCGTTACTGGATCCCTCTCGGTCCTGGCTGATGATTTGGCATACGCTGCCGTTGTAGAATCCGATGCAGTTCTCCCAGTTATGCGGGGTGAAGATAGGGTCTTTCCATTTCAGAGCCTTCCATGGTTTCTTCCCGACGGTGTAATGGACGTCGCGCTTGTACCCCCATCGTTCCCAGTTCACAAGTAGGGAGGGCAGAGTGTTCGTAAGACATTTCTTGTAAGAGGGCGAGACAAAGCCGGTGCAGCTGCCAGGCATCTGCTGGAACACCTGCAGCAAACGTGTGGCATCGATAAGGCCCTTGCCGGTACCACGCCCCATCTCACCTACGAAGTCGCGTGGCGACATGTAGAGCGGGTAGAGCTGGGCGTCATTGAAGTATTGCTTTGTTTTCGAAGCCATTATTCACCCTCCTTGTCCTCGTTTGGCACCTCCTCGTAGGAAGTATATTCATCTTCCTTCACATATTGCCTTATCATCTTGTCGCGGAGGGCACGCAGGTTCTTGGGAGCCTTGATGCCCACTACGCTCGGGTCATCGGTCGGTTCGAACTGCTGTGGCACGATTTTGTCAAACGCCATATCCGGTGTGTCCGGCTTGTCTGTCTGGTTGTTCAGGATATAGTTCTTCTGCATCGAGGCCACGGCACGCCAATCACCATTGCGCCTGGCGGCCAGCCGATCCTCCTCTATCATCTGGTTAACTCTCCAGCGTGCATATTCCTTAGTGGTCGCTTCCAAGTTGCCTATGAGAATCTTCAGAAGGTGGATGTCATCGTATGCCTGGCTCTTGCCGACTTGGAAGAGTTGCATGCAGCGATTAACCAGTTCCTTGGGTGAAGTAGAAGGGTAGGAGCGCCAGTAGGCACTGAGTTCGCGCAGTCGTTCCACTCGGATTATGACCTCTTCAGGCACCGACTGCAGGCGAAGTTCGCTGCTGGCCTGTGGAAGGTATTCACTGTATTGATCTATGTTGACTGGTAAGCTCATATATTAATGTCACGAATCATTCTTGCCAAATAACCCCTGCAGGCTTCATCGGCTGCAGGGCTTCCGGCATTCGAAAGTTCAAGATTTTGTTTTCGAAGCCGAAGGGCGGTTTCCGAGTAACCTTTCATGAAAGCGCGACGAGCAGTGTGTCCTGATGTGTTCAGATCATCAAGGAGCTCCTTCTCGTCAATGTCTAACAGTGCCGCAATCTCTTGTGGCGGTGTCAGATCACGGGATAAATCTTGAATCTTGCTCAGTAAGTCGCTGGAATAGTCCATTTAACTGAATCGAGTGGATGTCAATCAAATTGCGGAAGCCGCAGTATTGTTCGTAGAAAATCTCTTGGGAAGTGGTGACCAGCGTGCATTCAGCACGGTCGCCATACGTTTGGTTCTGGCTGCTGACGACCGTCACGGTCCATCGGTCATTCTGTACGAGGACCACCTTCGAATGGTTCTGGGCCAGGTAGACTGCATCGAAGTTCTGCTGCATCTCTTTATAGAGGCGGTAAGTTTTCTTCGATGCCTTCAGGTCGGCAAGCAGGACGCTTCTCGTCACCAGACCTTTCTTCCTCAGGTTGTAGAAACCACGGAGGAAGGCATCACTGGTAGAAAAAGTGCTGACGTACACGTCGGCCGGCCCTGTCTGTTCCAGGATCCAGCCAAGCAGCCCTAATGTATGAAGACCACGTCCCAGATGCGACTGCAACGGGGACGTGGTCAATGGGTGCAGGATATCACTCGGACTCTTGCCCTTGCTCATTGTCTGCAGAGTTAGCAGAATCCTCCGAAGGAGAAGTGGCGGGAGTGGCGACCTTGATGCCGCACTGCAGCAGCTGCTCGCGGCGTTCTTCCGAAAGCGTGCGGCCATACTGAAGCAGTACGTCGACGCGCTTCTGGACGCGGTCACGCAGACTCTCCAGCCCTTGCTTCTGCGCCTCGTTGAAATCCTCTTCCTTGGATGCCTCCACCAGCTGCTGTAGCTGGAGCAGGTTTTTGGAGACGTAACTGTCGGCATTCTTCAGTTCCTTTTCTTGTTCTGGAGTGAGGACAGGAGCCTGATCAGCGGCACTGGAGTCTTGTCTGACACCATCTGTCGGCTGGAAATCATCGTAGCGAGCCATTTCCTCCTTGTACTTGTACCAGGTTTCTTTGAGCACCTTCAGGTACTCATATCGGTCACAGGGTTCCGTGAGTTGCTTGCAAGTTTCGAATGTCTCCTTGATTTTCTTCCAGCGTTCTGCATTGGCAGACCAAATTGCCTGAATATTGGCTGGAAGTTTGTCGTGGTCTGGGCGGATGCCCTTATAGACATAGCAGCCAGTGTCACCATTGCCCTGTACCGGCTGGACGACAGGCAACAGTTCCTCTTGAGTCTCCTCGGATTGGGGAGATGCCTCTACAGCCACCTGTATCTGAGGAGTGATTTCCTCATCGAGCCGGATGACATCGCGGATGGTCTGGCCGTCCTTACGCAAGCGGAGGAATCTCCTCAGCTTGTACTCGAGGAAACTCAGTTCCCGTTGCGGACGGCGCATGATACGTTGGTACATGGCACTGTCGCGGTTCAACTGGAGCAGAAGCATGGCTCCGGCCTGTATCTGCTCGGCTGTGGAATGCTCGCTTTCGAGCCAGCGGGCAATCTTTTCTGTGAATTTGGAATCAATCATTTTTATTGGAATTAATGTAGAACTTACAAAAATCGTGGGGCAATCTCACCGTATTGCGTGTGAGACCGCCCCACGGTCATTTTAACGATAGGAGATTAGGAATTCGCCGGCTTCAGTTCGTCGGTCGTACCGAGGAACGTACCTTCAGAAGTTGTGAACTCGCCCTCGTAGAAGGGAGCGGCAAACTCGTCGGTAACGCTCACCTCAACCGTGGTGGTGTTGGCATCGGTGGCAGCCTTGCCGAAGGCCTGGCTCACTGCAATCTCAGCCTGGTAGAGCGGGGAGCCGAAGAGGCGACATTTGCCGTCAGCCATCGGGATGAGGAACACCACGTCGTCGTTGTTCAGTTGCGAGATGAAACCGGTAGCCTTCTTCCCGGTACCGGGCAGGACGAGTGTGATTTTGTTCAGCATGGTCTTGGAACCATACGAACCCTGACCTTCTGACGTGGGTTCGCTCTCGTTGGGAACGAGGTCGAAGCGCTTCCACTGTTTGTCGGCAGCCAGCAGGATGTTACTCTTGATGACGGCCACGTCTTCCATTGTCTCTGCCGAAGCCCCGGCAGGACGGGGGAACGTCACTATATCACGACGGGGCACGTAGTAACCATGGTTGCGAGTGCCTGGCAGCGACTTATCGCCCATGCAGAAGTCGATGTCCTCATAGAGAGCGGCATCGTCTGCGCAACGTGTAGTATTTGTATTAGCCATAGTCTTAATAATCTTGAGCGGTTAGAACTTGTAGTAAGTAGTCCCGGCTGCAGGCGTGGTGTCGGTAGCCAGCACATACTTCGAACCATCCTTCACGTACCAGCCTTCCTGCTTGGGGTTCTTGCCGGTAGTCTCGGTGACGGCCTCGTAGAAACGAGAGGTGCAGAGCATCTCCTTGTTGACGGAGAGGTACTGTTCGCCGTAGAAGAGGTTGGCGATGAAGTCCAGGTCGTAGTGGGAGGTCAGCGACTTTTCCACGGTGAACTTCTCATCCGTGCCCTTCTGGTTCCAGAGCGAGAGGATGTTGTTGCGACTTGTGAGCGACAGGTAGTTGTCGGGCACATTGGCCAGGGGCACGAACTCCACGTTGGGTGCTCCTTCCAGCGTAGCCTTCTGGTACTGCTGGTTGTAGGGCAGTGCACCGTGGTTCTTCTGGTACGACTCCTCATAGAAGTGCTTTGTGCGGTCGCTGATGAACAGTTTCAGTTTCTGAGCGCGCAGTTTGGGGCCGATGCCCTTCCAACTGCCGACACCGAAGTAGAAGTCCTTCAGCAGGTCCTCGGCGTTGTCGGAGGAGAATGCCTCGGGCAGCACGTAGAAGTTGCCCTCCTCCTGTGCCATCTTGCCGCTGGCAATCTCGGCATCCTCGATGGCCACGAAGCCATTGAAGAGGTCGTGGGTCGTCGTGCCTGCGTCGTTGCGGCGGGCCGTCCACATCTCCATGAAGAGTTTCTCGCCCAACTGCGCCATGATGTAGGCACATACGCGCTTCACCCAGGGCACGTTCTTCAGGGCTTCGCCCTTGGTGATGTCACTGCCCCACAGGCTCTGGACGATGCTGTTGGGGTCGATGGGCTCGATGCAGTTGCCGAAGAAGGTCTCCAGCGTGCGCTGCGCAATCTCGATGGCGCCATTGCCCATCTTGTACTTGTCATAAGGGCCAATCTCGAAATTGCCCTTCATCTCGTGCACATGCTCCTTGTATCGGATGCCGGTACGTGTGGTCATGTGCTGCAAGGCAGCCTGCATGGCCATCATCGGCATGACAATAAGCTCCGTGCGATAGCGCTGGAAACTCTGTGCGAGTTCTTCCGGCGTGAAAGTGGTCTGCGGATCCACTGCTGTTGCGGGTTTTGCCATAGTTTACAGTGCGTCTTTAATGGTGTTGAACAACTCGTTGGCAGCAGACAGATTAGTCTCTCCGCCGTCAACATTCTCTTCCTCTTTGGTGCCGGCAGAACCCTTGAGGTTCTTAACCTGGTCCTCGAGTGCTTTCTTCTCCTGTTCCAGCGTCTCGATCTTCGACTTCTGATCCTTCAGCAGAGAAGAGGCCTGCTTGCAGGCATCGTTCTGCGCTTTCAGTTCGTCGTCGATTTTCTTCAGCTGGTCCTGCGTCAGGGACACGTTGCCCTTCTCGTCGGCTTCGAAGCCGTCCTTGGCGGCAAGGAGAGCGGCCAAGGCTGCAAAAATAGTGATTTTCATCTCTTTTTGACTGTTACCGGTCGAGGGTTCCGGAATGAGGCCCTTCAGCATCTCCACGACCTTTTGGAGGACGCCTGCAGTTGGATTCTCCTCGCCCGTCTCCGGATTGAATCCTTTGGGCAAGGCTGGTAGACCCATATCCTTAATTAGTGAATTAGTATAACTATTGCGCACATTAGTCGGCATTTGCTCCGGTTCGGTGACTTCATCTACTAGGCCGAAGTCTTTGGCATCGCCGGCCTTTATCCAGGCTGCCACCTTCATTTTGGCTTTCACGTCCTCGATTGACTTACCGCTCTTCTCAGCGTAGATTTCGGCAAGGACATCGTCGATGGTATTCAACTGAGAGCGTTGGAACTGGAGGCGCTTGACCAATTCGTCAAGCTGCTCCTTGTTCATGTTTCCCCACTCGAACACATGGCCCATGGCATTGTGTATGAGGATGAGGGCATTCTTCGACATGACGACCTTCTTGGCTCCCATCGCCATGAACGTGGCAGCCGAAGCCGACATCCCGAGGAAATAGCATGTCACCTGACCGTGGTTCTTGAACAGTTCGTAAATCTGCAAGCCGGTATTGACATAGCCACCCAGAGAGCAGATGGCCACATCGACAGGCTGGTCCTTCTTCTTATTGAGGATGTACTGGACATAGTCGGCACTGATTCCCCAGCCGCCGACTTCGCCTGTTAAGTAAAGATCGTAATTCTTCATTTCATCCTGGTTTCACGTGCAGAGAACGCTCTCTGCCATTCTTTGATGGCAAAGTTAGAAATGAAGTATGGATATTAAAACTACTTTATATTAAATAATATAGGGGATTTCACTGGCTGTCGTCCAGGAAACCGTCACTTCATTTAATTGTGAATCGGTCATGTTGTCCGGATGGTTTCTCGTAAAATTAGATACCGGAAATGGTCTTTCGGGGAGGCCGATAAGTATTAATTGCCCATCAGCTGTATGGCATCGATAAGCCTGGCGTCCCCAATCATTGATATCCTCACATGTGCGAAACACGAGTTGGGCGGTGTGCAATCGCACACCGTCCTCTATCTTGTCACTGACTGTCAGACGTGCTGGTATCTTGATATCAATACCTTGCCAAGGTAAACTTTCGGGAATTTCCACGGAGTTGACACCTGTGCGTCGGGAACCCAATAGCATCCGCACTGGTATGCGGTCGATGGAAATGATATTATTGACGTTGTTCATAAAAGTTGTTAAATGTGGTATTTGTTCGATTCTGAACAAAAAGGGGTGTCTTTACTGGTATTTTTTCTCATTTTTTTTCTGATTTATTACGGCTTCGTTTCCGAAGGTCAACGCCACGGGCCAGCAGCCGCTCCCTTTCGCGATAAAATCGCTGACGGATAGTGTCGGCGTAGTCGATGCTGATGCCATGCATTTCACACCAGGTGTATGCTGCAGTCTGCAGTTTAGCACGGCCATCGTCACCACACATCTCCTTGAACTCCGAATAGAGGTTGTCTTGGAACAATGCCTCGATGTATTCGGCGATGAAGCGACGTCCGGATGGGGTCACGTAGTTCCAGGCCTCGGGGTCTTTCTGTTTAGAGTAGGGGATGGCCACGGGTGTCAGATTTGGAGCTGAGATGTCTGGTTCTGCGTCTTCAGGCCTGCGACGAAGCACGGCCACGATGCGGGCATTGCCAGCAGACTGCGAAGGGAACACGATTGGGGAGCCAAAGTGATGAACTGCCCACTGGCGGATAAAGGGCTTCAGTTCGACATAAATGTTAAATTTGCTCATGTGAATAGATTTAGTCAGTGCAAAGGTAATAAAAATCTAATTTAAAATAGAGAATTGAGATAATTTTCTCATCCAGATTATAGAATCTCATTTCTTCGCCCTGATATAAATTCGTTCAAAAATTCTGTAATTTTGTAACAGGGCAAACTGAAGGTTATAAATATTTGATACTTAGTAACTTTGTATCTGTTACAAAATCCTGTGACAGAAATCTGGGGGCCGATTGTTTGTAAACAAAGGCCGTTTTTGGCCGTTTTCGTCAAATTATGGGTGTTGACAAACCTGGCTCTGTTTACAAATTCTTGGTTTTGTCACAAGTTTGTAACGTAACTTTGTAAACAGGAAAGACATGCTTACTTTCCTTTATTTATCGTACTTTCCAATGGTTTCACCGACATTTGTTACAAAGTTACAAAATTTTAGTACAAAAAAGAGATGGGAGGGGAAGAGGCAAAGCCCGACCGCCAAAAAAGAGAGGCTGCAGGGCGTTTGTAACCCTGTAGCCTCTCCGGGCAAATATGTAACCGGCCAGTATGTTTCTGTAACGTTCCTAATAGGCTGCTCCCTCTTCTTCCTCGAACAGTGTGGCCTGTGTGGCCTCCGGGGCAGGGGGCTCTACCTTCTGGCGGATGTAAATCATTTCCACGGGGCTGCTGCCCGGTGGTGCCCCCTCCTCGCGCCGGATGATGCGGCCGCTGCTGTTGCGCAGCTCTGGCGGGTTGAGTTCTTCTGTCCATGGGCACAGCAGGACGAACGCCTGCAGTTTCCTGAGGAACGTCTGTGGTGTCATGCCCTGCACTCGTCCGCCATGCTGCTTGAAGTCCTCGAATACGCGGGCACGGGATATGAAGGTGTCCAGGCGTCCGGCATCCGGCGAGAAGTACACCTGTGCCCAGTCTTCGAAGTTCTCGCCCATGTCCTGCTTGTGTTTGCGGTAGATGATATTCGACATGGGCGGAAGCAGTTTCACCGGCTCGCTGCAGACCGAGAGGTAGAAGCGGACACATTGTAGGATGAAGTTCAGATCCTGGTTCCATTCTTCTTCTGAGTAAGTCTTCGAGAAGAGGTCCTTGCCGAAATCGTCTCGTATGGAGCGGGTCTCCAAGTAGTCGTTCTCCTCGGTGCGTTGGTGGTAGTAGTCCGAGAATACCATGTACAGCAGGCGGGCCTCGCTCGAGGGGTCGAAGTCTGCAGGCACGTAGTTCGTCGTGAAGGCAATCTTGGGGCTCTCCTCGAACGGGATGGTGAACGACTGGTTGTTCTTCGGGTTAACAATCATGTCCGATGTGATGTTGTCGTAGAACAGGCCCGTATTGAGGTAGCGGTCGCAGTCGTCCACGAGCAACATCTGGGTGTGCTGCGTCACCTGGTCGAAGACGTGCGGGTTGTCCATCAGTTTCGGATTGCGCCCCGAGAGCTTCACCGTCTTCATCAGCAAGGAGAGCACCTTGAAGAAGAACGACTTGCCGCTTCGGCCGTTGCACTCCCCGAGTTCGCCTATCTTGTTGTCCATGGCCATGGGAGCCCATGCCCGGCTGGGCGACTTGTAATGGTGGAGCATGTAGCCCAAGGTGAAGATTTTGTTGATGAGGTTCTGCTGCTGCTCCTCTATCTCTCCTGGCGTAAGGCTTTCGCCGGCGATGTCGAATCGGTGGCGTGCTTGGTAGTCGTGCCGGGCCTCATGGTCGCCCTCGAAGCGTGTCTCCATTTCCTTTCGCCAGAACAGCCGGCTTGAGTTTATCATGTAGCCCATCAGGTTTGAGCCAACCTTGTTTATCGTGATGGAGAAGTGCGGGCGTGCATCCTCGTCGAGACTGCGGGTGATGGTGAAGAAATCGTCCAGTGGCTGGAAGTCGTGGTCGATGACGTTCTCTTCCCAGACGTAGTTCTGGAACTTGAAGTCTTTCTTCTTGATGACTTCAAGTTGCCACCCACTGGCCTTCACGCAGACGTTGGGGAAGAAAAAGAGTTGTGTATGGGCATCGAACGAGGTGAAGTCCAGCGTCACTTCATCGATGCTCTCCAGCATCCCTGCAGACAGTTTCGGGGTGTCGAGCACCAGGTTGAGGACAGCCAGGTCGCGGACCTCGTCGATAATCCACTGCCGGACAAACTCACGGATATCCTTAGGTGTAACTGAGCGTACGATGTAGCCGTCTATCTTCACATATCGGGTATCCTTCTGGTTGTCGTCGTGAAGGGCATAGAAACCGTTTAACTTAAGGAAGTTGTGGAGGCAAGCCGTGTCGATGGAGTAACGTGTCTCTCCGGATTTCTTGTTCGTGGTCGTCTTCCAGAACCGGGCCGGCATGGCCATCTGCATCAGGAACTTGAATTCCTTCCGGGTATGCCTGAGCTCCATCCAGTCGCGCAGGTCCTTTCGGGGCTTTCCGCGGTTGTCACGGTAGTTGCCTAGCCAGTCCGGGAGCCATACAGTATGGACATCGATGAAGCGCAGTGCCAGCTCCGTACCTTTGCGGATGCCTGTCTCGTCGATGTCGGGGATGTTGTAAAGCACGTCGACGTGGTGCATGATCTCCCGCATCTCCTCGTCACTGAGCCTGTATGTCTCCGAGTTGAACCAAAGGGGCATGTAGCCGAGGCTACGGCAACATAGGGCATCGCGCTCGCCCGAGCAGATGAAAGCCTCATGCAGTTTCTGTGGCTTGTAGGGTTCCTCGTCGGTGTGTGTGCGTTCCCATTCTTTCTGCTCCTTGGCATTGAACTGTTCCTTGGCCCGGATGAGTTCACGCAGGCCGTTGATGTACTTCGCAGGCTTGGCTCCGGCCGGGAAGTATTGGAACCGGAAGGCCTTGTCCGGATTCAGTGGTTCGTACACCTTGTAGAACTTCACTTCTTCCTGATGCGTGCCGTCGGGCAAGTCACGTGCTTCTTCTACCACGCATTCGCGCATAAATATGGGATAGTGCTCGTTGGAGTAGCGGATTCGCGTCTTGCGGTCCTTGGTGTAGGAGAACCATTTAATCGAATGCCAGTGAAGGGCATCCACGTGTTCTTGCTTCACATTGGGGCCCAGCACGGCCAATTCCTCCGTAGTGAAGTCCTTCGTCTCGAAGTCGCGGTGTCCGTCTGGCTCGTCGGCCCGTGCATCGCGCTCAGTGAAGTCGGCCTTGTTGACGGAACGGTCCAGTTCGTCTGTAATGTTGAACTGGGCGGCCAACTGGAGGACTGCCTCATTGAAGCGGTCCTGCGACATGTGGTGTTCCTCCAGGTACAGGTCGATGGCACTGCGCCATCCGTCTCCACCGAAGTCTGTGACACCCCAGATTTCGCCAAACTTGTCGCTGTGGCGCATATAGAGACATGCCGATGGTGTCTTCTCGTCGCGAATCTTAAACTTCTTGCCTTTCACGCCCACGCATTCCTCCGCCTGTGGGTACATCGACAGGATGATGTCGAGTCCCCCTCGTGTGGCATCGTAGATTTTCTGTACTGGTATCATAATGTATCCTCACAATCTAAAATCCCTGCAAAGGTAAATTTCTGGAGTATAATAACAAAATACGCTATTCATTTGCGTCGTATTATTTTCTGGAGCCAAATATTGTTATCCTCAAAATAGAAGCGTATGCCCCTATAGCGATGATCGGTATTTGTGTGACGGAAAGCGTTCGCCATACAGCAATTTCTGACGTTTTGCCATTTTACGCCTACGCCCTTCCCAGCCGCCGAGATTGAAGGAAACACTTCCCACTTGCCGCTATCAAAGATAGCAACTACAGGTTTCTTTTTCAGGGAACGTGCCGTCGGACAGTCTCTTCCCCGTGTAGGTGGGCCTAAAATAAGTTCTCCGTAGCTCATACTATTTATTCTCCTTATGGCGCACGATGTGGATGAGCGACGTGGCAATGACGGTGCCGCTCTCCTTGAACTCGCCGCCGTCGATGTCGGTGATGTCGGCCTCATGGTCTTCGAGCCACTGGCGGAAGACCCGGCACTTTTTGTCCTGGGCAAACTTCCAGTGCTGAGATGTGATGCACGAAAGTTCTCCTCCGACGGGCAATTTGTCGTACATCATGTAAAGATGGTCTATGTCCTGATTGCCGCTGAATGGCGGGTTGGCAATGATGCGCTGCCACTTGCCTTCGGCTTTGGTGAAGTCATCGCCGATGATGTGTGCACCTTCCACCTTCTGCAAGAATGGAACGTTTTCGGGCATCAGCTCAAAACAGTCCACCACAGCCCCCGGACACCGACGGCGCACGGCCTTGATGAGTGCACCGCGTCCGGCACTCGGCTCCAGTATGGTCATGTCCGCCTCCAGACTGCAGAACTTGCTCACGGCGAGGTCCGCCACCTTGTCGGGCGTGGCAAAGTACTGGAACTCTTGCTGCAAGTTGTAGCGTCGCCCCTGAAGCAGGATGCCCACGACGCGGTTCGCGTCAAACTCCCACGTGAAGCCCTGCTTGCTGGTGCTCCATGAGCCGCCGGCCTCCTCAATCCACTTCTTCGCTTCGAGGTAGGCTTTCTGCCTGAACCGCACGTTGGGCAGGGTGAGCAGATGACCATCCCACCGGCAGTTCTGCAAGATTTTCTCCGGTGGCCAGGTCGCGCCGCCCTTGTCTTTTGTCTTTTGCTTCACGTCTTCGTCGTCGCAGCCCAGCAGGTGGACGAGTGCGAGGCTCACATTCCGGACAATGCGTTCCGCCTTCGACATATATGCGAGTATACCGGTCATAAACTCCAAGTCAACGTAGCCTGTCTCGTCGTAGATGTCCTCCTTCAAAATTTCTTCGTGCAGTTGCTCCAGTCCGTCAAGACTACCAATCAACGACTCGACTAATTTCTCTTTTCTGTTCGTCATAACTCTTCTGTAAGTAAATTCTTGTTATATCCACGCTGCCGTGGCCCAGGATGTCAGCCAGCGAGACAACGTCTTTTGTCTTCTTCAGGTACATCTTCGCAAAAAAGTGGCGAAAGGCGTGGGGGTGCATCTTCTCACGGGCGATGCCGGCCTTTTCGCCGTAAGCCTTCAACTCGATTGACACTCCGCGCGTGCTCATCTGTGCGCCGTAGCGGTTCGTGCAGACGTAGCCGCTTTTCCCCTTGGCTCCTTCCTGTATCTGTTTGGTGAAGAAGAAGCGGCGGTACTTCGCCCCCTTACCCATCAGGTCGCACGCCCCGGCCTGTATCTGCTCATAGGTGAACTGCACCACCTCAGACACGCGGCATCCCGTCGTGCCCAGCAGCCGTACGATGTAGGCGAACTTGGGCGAATGTGCGTCGAGGTAGGACAGCAGTCTGTTGTACTCTGCCTCGGAGGGGATGTTCTCCACCGATAGCGTTTTCTGAACCTTTGGACGTTTCAGTTTCACAGGCCTTTTAAGGTAGTCGCCGAGTTTCTCCAGCGAGGTGATGCGTAGCCTTATAGTCAGTGGGTTATTGCCCTTCTCGTAGAGGGCGGAGATGTAGCGGCGTGCGTTGTCCTGATTGAACTCGTCGAAGTAACTGTAGAAGTCGCGCACGCTATAGGAGTAGATGCGCAGCGTGTTCGGGGAATACTCCCGTTCGTTCTGCAGCCACAGCAGGAAGTTGTTGATGGTCTGCGTCTGCCGCACGTCGCGCTTCTCTATCTTGTCTATGTAGCGTGTTTTGCCGGGCAAGTCCTTCTTCGGCTTGTAGCCCATACCGCGTGAGGAGAGCAGGTTGCATACTGCATCCCTTACCCATGGCATATATATCAGTTCCTCGGCGTGAGCCATGCGCCACCGTCTCCACCCTCGGCGGCTCACCTCCTCGGCAGAGTCGAGGAAGCGGTACACGGCATCGATGTACTTGCCCCGCGCGACGTAGTTCACGCTCGACGTGGCAAGGCTTTGTATGTACTCTGTCAGCATCTGCTGGCGGTCGGGTGGTAAGCTTTTCTTTTTCATTCCCGGTTCTTCAAATCACTCAAATTTAAGGTCAAATTCAGGGTCGCGCTGTAGTCTGCGACCATACACATTTTGACCGGTGTCAATGATAAACTCCTCCGACTCCTGACTGGAAGGCATAGAAAAAGCCCGTCCAAGTTCGTCCCACACCACCTTCAGACAGTCTGTATGCCCGAATGCTTGTCGAACATGTCCTCCACGGAGTTTCACCTCGTCAAGCTCTACATTGCAGTTCAATGCCACGATGGCATTTTCAAAATCAGATACTCTCAT